ATGGATGGCTCACGTATCGCTTTCATGATGATGTCGACCTCCGAGACGCAGGCCAAGGACGTGATCTTCGGCGACGTGAAGGAACGGATCAAGTACTCGCCGTGGTTCAAGAAGTACCCCTACGATCCCAAGTTCAAGAACCGGTTCGAGTTCTCCAAGCACGTCGTGATCATCCCCGGCGGTTCCGAGGACACACAGTTCGAGGGCTACAACGTGCTCGGTGGAGTGATCGACGAAATCGACTCCCACAAGGTCACCGACCGGAAGATGTACGCCCAGGTCGGCTACGAGACGATCGTTAACCGTATTACGTCTAGGTACGGCGACAAGGGTCTGATCGTTCTGATCGGTCAGCGCAAGAGCCAGTCCGGTTTCGCCGAGGCGATGTACCAAGAATTCATGAACCGCGACGACGCCTACGCCGAGAACATGACGATCTGGGAGTCCCGCGGCGACGCGTATTACGCCAACGACAAGGGTGTGGTCGAGAAGTTCTACTACGACGTGCTTCGCAAGCAGATGATTCCGCCGCAGGTCATAGCGAACGGGCTACTCGAGATCGGCGAGAACGTCCTCGAGATCCCGATGACCTACCACGACGAGTTCAGGCGACAACCCGAGAAGGCACTGAAGGATCTGGCTGGCATTCCGCCGGCGGTCGGCGACCCGTTCATCAGCCTCACCCACAAGATCCACGAATGTGTGGACCGTTGGGTCGAGTACTACGGTGACGAACCACCGGTCGACGAGGACGGCCGCCTGGCTCCTTGGTTCAAATGCGGCGACACGCTTCGACGGGTGGGTCATCTGGACATCGGGTTCTCCGGCAACGGTGATGCGCTCGGGTTCGCCATGGGTCACGTCCGCGAGATGATCGAAATCGACGGCGAACTCAAACCCTTCATCGTGTTCGATCTGCTCTGGCAGAAGACCGCTCCACCAGGCCATGAAATCTTCCTCGGTGAGGTGCGACACTTCATTTACAACCTCCGACAAGACCTAAAGTTCAAGTTGGAGCTCGTCACGATGGATGGTTTCGAGTCATCTGACACCATGCAACAGCTCCCCAGACGGAAGATAGCCACCGACTATCTTTCGGTCGACAAACAGATGTTGCCTTACTACGACTTGCGTGAAGCCATCTACGAGGACCGGGTCGCCTTCCCGCCATATCTGGTCCGTAGTCGCCAAGATGAGACCAAGCTGGTTCAGATTGGTGTGCAAGAGCTCACTGAATTAGTGGATGCGGTGAAGAAGGTGGACCATCCTCCAACAGGTAGCAAGGATGTGGCCGATTCCATGGCTGGTTGCACGTTCACCCTGATGGGTGACCGCCGATACCACCGTCGAGTCACAAGCATCGCAACATACAAAGCACAACGTGTGGCTGGTGACAGCACACTTCATCCAGCCTACAAGGGCGATGTTTCGTGGCATGGGCCACGGGCTCCCTCTGGTGCGGCGAGAGGACCCAAGGGGGTCTGATGAGTTTCCAAATGAACGACGCCGGACTGCATGTGCCATCGACACAGAAGTTCACCAAGGCGCGTCCACCCAAAACCGGACCGGCGTTCGGCGCATGGTCGGGACCCAATTCCAACATGTTGCGATACGAGCTGCCCGGTGGGGCATTGCTCCAGTTCGACCTCTCGAAACTCACTCTGGCCGATTATCGCTCGATGCGGGACCACTACCAGATCAACGTCTCGCTCGCGATTCTGACCTTCACCATGCATCAGCTCGACTGGTGGATCGAATGCGAAGACTCGAGGATCGAGGACTTCGTCACCGAAAACCTGAGGTCGATTTGGACTCGGCTGATCCGTGGCGTGTCCCAGGCATACTGGGCGGGCTACTCGCCAATGGCAATCGAATACGAGAACGATCTCGTGACCAACCAGATCAACGTCAACAAACTCAAGGACCTGATCCCCGAGGAATGCCACGTCAACTGGAAGGTCGTCGACGGTTGGGCTCCGACCGGCCACGCCAAGCCGAAGCGATATATCTACGACGGCATCAAGCAGGATCGTTCCTCGAACCCGATCCCCGTGGAGAACTCGCTCTGGTATCCAGTGCTCATGGAGAACGGCAACTACAACGGTCGGAAGCTGCTGAAACCAGCGTTCGCCCCCTACTTCTTCAGCCAGATCATCCACCTCTACAGCAACCGGTACTTCGAGCGATTCGGTGAGCCGGTCGTGGTCGGGCGCGCCCCACTGGACGACGATGTCGACATGGGCAACGGCAACTTCATGAACGGCCGGGAGGTGATGGAGGGCATCGTCACGAACCTCCGCAACCAGGCCGCTGTCGTCCTACCGTCGGACCGCACCATGGGTGGCCGTGGCGATCAGCACGATTTCGACTACACCATCGACTACCTCGAATCTCAGATGCGTGGCGCCGATTTCGAGCGGTACCTCCAGCGGCTCGACGAAGAAATGTCGCTGGCCATGTTCCTGCCGGTGCTGCTGTTTCGCACGGCCGACATCGGTTCGTACAACCTCGGCCAAGCACACGAACGCCTGTTCTTCTTTATGATGAACGCCCTTGCCGGGGACCTGGCGGAGTACCTCGACCGGTTCCTCCTGAATCGGATGGTTGATTTCAACTTCAGCGAGCGTGCTCCGCGGGCTCGCTTCCGTTGGCGCAAGCTGGGCAAGGACACCGACGAGACGATCCGGGCCATGCTGACTGCCAGCATCCAGGCGAACGTCATCAAGCCCGACATCGACGAACTCGGAATGGCGGCCGGCATGACCATGCACGAGGTCAGCCAAGTCATGAAAACCGAAACCGAATCCTCGGCTTCCGGCGGGGGCCCAGAAGGTACCGGTGGTGGAGACACATCATCGACATCGACTGTCACCCAGGGGTTGACCACAGCAACCCAGCAGGTGGTGGCCGACATCGTGAAGCGCCTTCGTGGTCAGGCTCGCAAGGCCGAGAAGTCCGATGGGGGCTTGGCCGGTATGGATGCCACGCTCGGGTTCCGCAAGAAGATGGAACTGGCGGTTCAGCATGATGTTGAACGCAATAATTTCGAGTGCTTCCAGGCCACCGAGAAACTTTACGGCACAACCAATCACTGGATGGGTGAAGCCAAGAAACACTTCAGTTCGGCCGATGAGTTTGTTGCTGGCCTCGAGAGGGTCCTGTTGGAGCAGGTAAATGAGTTCGGATCTTGAGATCCGTTGCTCCTGTTCGCGTGCCCCACTCTTGGCGTTAGCCGGAACAGGGAGCGATGGGGTTCCCTACATTCATGTGAAGGCATACAAGCAGCAAAAGATCATCACTGAGCTCGTAATCACGTCCGGGATCGTTCGTCTGCGGTGCCGGAACTGTAATCGCTGGCTGACATTGAATGTGAAAACGGAGACCGTCACGGTAAGAAATGAGCCGTTGCCGCCCTCGATCACCCTCTAATGCTGGCGAGAGGGGGAAAGTCCCTCCTACCTTCTGGAGCGTGGAAACGAACTACTTTCATGATGGGCTGGTTTCTGGTTCTTGGTCGTTGGCCAAGAACGAGGATGGCTCCGCGACCCTGACGGGCATGAGCATTTTCCGCGCCGGTGAGTTCAGGAACAGCAAGGGTCAGAACACTGAATGGAAGATCGACGATCTTCATGCCATGGCATCCAATTTCAGTGTATTGCGCCCGACCTTCCCCAACGTGCCAGTGCGTCGTGACCACGTCCGTTCCGTTGACAATGTGATCGGCTACTTCGATCAGGTGTATGTCAAGGGCGACAATCTCTACGGCGACTTCCGAATCACTGAACCAGATGCCGTCGAAAAGTTCGAGCGTGGGACATTCCGTTCCCGGTCGATCGAGGTTGGGCCTTACGAGTCCAACAGCGGGGACATCACGTTCCCAACCGTGCTGGGTCTAGCGATGGTGGATATCCCTGCCGTCGAAGGACTTTTCCAGCGACACGATCCCAAGGAGGCCCCAGTGGCTGACGAATTCACACAGGAAGATCTCGACTGGGCCGTGGCGTGTGGTTACGCACAAGCGGCCTCGGATACCGAGACCGACTTCACCAAAGATCTCGAGTGGGCTGTGGCCTGCGGCTATGCGGAGGCGGACGTTGCTGTTCGTGCCGAGATGGCCGACAAGGACAAGGCGCCATTCATGTTCCAGATGGGCGACGGTGACACATCGAGCGAATTCGCTTCGGTGCAGCGTCGTCTCGACGCCCTCAACCAGTTCGTCGACGAAGTGACCTCGAAGGCCCGTGAGGACTTCATAGACACGCTCGTCAAGGACGAGAAGATCGGTGCTCCTCAGCGTGACGACCTCGTCGCATTTGCCGGGGACCTGACGGCCGAGCAATTCACGACCTTCCGTGCGACCTACGAGGCCGCACCGAAGCTCGGAGTGCTCAGCTACAACAATGACGACGGAGGAAAGGGCCCCGACCCCAAGTCTCCCATCGCCATCGAGTACGCCACCGCCCAAGAGGTCGTGGCACATCACAAGCGCTCAGGCATGAGCGAAGCAGAAATCCAGAACACCGATTCGTTCAAGGCAATGGTTGCCTTGGAAGCGCAACTCGAAAAGGAGACTGCCTGATATGGCACACTTTGAAAAGGGGCCCAATTACCGGACACCGTTCGGTAAGTCTGAGTTCCTCCGTTCCACCCAGGACATCAAGACTGAGTCCCACACAGTGGCTGATGCGACGGTTCCGTTGCAGACCATCGACAGTGTAGCGACCAGAGTCTTGCAGCCTGGCACGGTGATGGCATCCATCACCAGTGGTGGCGACAGCGGAAAGGTTGGCCCGTATCAGGTCGACGCATCCGACGGTCGTCAAACCGCCACCAACATCGTTGGCATCAACTACACGTTCCTCCCGTGGCAGCTCAATGAGCGCGACGTGGAGATCAGCGTTGTGTACGAAGCCAGCGCCGTCCAAGCATGGTGCGTGTTCTACGATACCGGCGACTTCGCCGCCGGTAACACCGGAACCGCCGTGTCCAACACCGTAGCTGATCTGATGAAGGCCGGAGTTCTCCGCAACCTTTCCATCAGTTGGCACTGAGAGGACCTGAACAATGACTGAAATCGCTCAGGACCGCTTGGTTCGCAAAGAGGTGGCGCTCGGCGCCATCCGTGAAACACCAATCGACGAACGCCACATTTGGCCAAGCCTTGCCCCGTTCCTCGATGTCCAGTCCGACGATGTGATCTTCCAGTACATCACGCCGGAGACCGCAGGTCTC